ATGTAATATAGACGAACTAGAACTAATAGTTAATGACCTAGAAAATATGTCTATCAGTGCTTTGAAAAGTAAAAAACTAGAAATCCGTAAATCTATTCTGGGTGCGGTAAAAGAAGCAAAAATAGTCATTGAAAAACGCCTAAAAAAATAGTATAATAAACCTATGTTGATAGGTATAGTAGGTTTGATAAGTTCTGGCAAAGGCACAGTCGCTGACAGACTCGTGGAAAAACACGGATATCAAAAAGACAGTTTTGCTAAAAGTTTGAAAGACGCTGTCGCATCCATGTTCAATTGGGATAGAGCTATGCTTGAAGGAGACACGGAATCCAGTAGACACTGGAGAGAACAGCCAGACAAATTTTGGAGTGAAAAGTTTGGGAAACCCACCACACCAAGATGGGTGTTACAGTTTTTCGGCACAGAAGTAATGCGTGGTCAAATGTATGACGGAATTTGGGTTGACAGTTGTATAGGTAGATACAAAGGACAAAATACAGTCATAGCAGACACAAGATTTCCCAACGAAGTAAAACAGATAAGGGAACAGGGTGGCAAAATAATACTCGTAAAAAGAGGACAAGATCCTGACTGGTTTGTCAATTATACAGAAGGCAATATAGAACCCAAGGGCATACATTCTTCTGAATATGCATGGGCAAAAGAAGAGTTTGATTACGTCATTGAAAACAATAGCACAAAAGAAGAATTATACGCAAAAATAGACAACCTAATCGTCAGCGACAAGATCTCCCATTCTCCAGCCAAGACGTCTGACCCCTTGCAACCTCTGGCAATTGGCACAAACTGTTTTTAGATTAGAAGTAGCAGTATTACGTAGATCCCCATCAATAAAATACACATCCAATTGTGTTTGATTTTGTGCTTTGAATCCACACAGTTCACACTTACGTTTCTTTTTGTAACCTGAACGCTGTAATGCAGTGACCCCACCTATCTTCTTGTTGTGTTTTTTACGATTACACGTGTCACACAGGCTACGCCAATACACGGTTGACCCTTTGCGATAAGCATAGGCCCGCGGCTTTGCTTTACACTCTTTGCACAATGGTCTGTTTTTATACTGCATACACGTATTTAAGTCGCCTATATAGGCACCACGAAAATGGTAAGAATTGTCGTAAAAACCGTATGATTGAATAAATAGTTCTAGTATATACGTACAACTTGCAAGGAGAATACGAAAAATGGCTTTAACATCACCAGGAGTAGAAGTTAGTGTAATAAACGAAAGTTTCTATGTACCATCAGATGCGGGTACGACACCACTATTCATAGTAGCATCAGCACAAGATAAGAAGAACGGAGCAGGTGACGGCACAGCGTCTGGAACACAGACATCAAATGCCAACACTGCATATTTGATTTCTTCTCAAAGAGAATTAACAGAGACTTTTGGAGATCCAAAATTCTACACAGACGCATCAGGAAATTCATTACACGGTTATGAATTAAATGAATGGGGTCTACAAGCGGCGTACAGTTTCTTAGGAGTTGCCAACAGAGCATATGTGCTAAGAGCTAACGTTGACACAAACGGTTTAATTGGAAGTGCTTCGGCACCGACAGCGGCACCAACAGATGGAACATACTGGTTTGACCTTGCAACAAGCAGTTTTGGTTTATTTGAATGGTCAAAGACTAATCAAGCATTCACAACAGTTACTCCAACACTTATCACTTCAACAAGTGACCTAGTTGGCGGTGTCTCAACTGGTGCACCAAAAACTTCAATCGGTGTAATTGGTGATTACGCAATCAACACAACACACGTTTCAAACAAGATCTACAAAAAAACTGCAAGTAACACTTGGGTACAGGTTGGATCAGAAGCATGGAACACATCACTCCCAGTGGTGACGGTTGCTTCAGGAACAACAGTGACAAGTGGCCACACAATGGATATCAACGGTACTACCGTGACAACAAGTGGTACAACACTGGCAAACGTTGCGGCGGCGATTGGTTCAAATGTAACCAACGTTACTGCAAGTGTAAATGCTACAACAGGTAACTTAGAAATCTTCCACAACGGTAAGGCACTAGGCGACTCAACAGGTGGTACTAACACAATAAGATTTGAAGAAGGAAATGGAACATTAGTAGCGGACTTAGGAATAACTTCAAACACTGTGTTAAACGGTGTTCAATTCTTACAGGACAAACACACAAACAGACCAACTTGGAAGACTGCAGACGAGAACAGACCTAACGGTTCAGTTTGGTTCAAGACAACTTCTGCAAACTCAGGAGCAAGTCTTGTTACTAAGATTTACAGTTCATCAAACGCTAGTTTCTCAACAGTTGCTAGTCCATTATACGCCAACCATACATCAGCGATTTTCAACCTAGATGCGGCAAACGGTGGTTCAAGTTTAACAGTTGGAACAATATACGCACAATACAACATAACTGAAGAGTCAATGACAGCGGCAGATGCCACAGATGCTACTCCAAACGTTGGTGACTTCCAACTGTTCAGATATGAAGGTGGTGCTACTACAATTACTAGTAACGTTACTTCCCCAACTTTCACAAGTTCAGAAACTTTCTCAATACAGGAATCAGTGAAGAACCAAGAAGCATTGAGTACAGCAGTAACAGTAACGCTAGGTGGTACTGATGCTGATGCCTTTATTGCGGCAGTGAACGGTGCGGCATTAACAAACGTTTCAGCAAGTAAGACAACTGCAGGTGCGATTGTTATGACACACAAACTAGGTGGTGAATTCAGGATGGTTGACACATCAGGAACACCATTAGCAGATGCAGGATTCAGTCAAACAACTGCTCACGCTTATGGAACATTCACAAACAACAGTGCAACATTACTTGACAACTTGTATGACATACCAACAGGTGACAGCATTGACTCAAGTGCTAACACAGGTATCATAGCAAGTAACTGGAAAAGATTAAGTTACACTGCTTCAACAAGTGCACCAACTAATGAGCCAGCAGATGGAACATTATGGTATGACACTTCTACAGACGAAGCAGACATCATGGCACACAATGGTACAACTTGGGTTGGATACGCAACAGCATACTCAAGCACAGATCCAGAAGGTCCACAATTCAGTGCAACAGCACCGACTACACAGTCAGATGGTACTGCACTTGTAACTAACGACTTATGGATTGACACTAGTGACTTAGAAAACTATCCAAAACTTTACAAATATAACACATCAGCAACTTTGAGTTCTACAAACACAGCGAACCAAGTAGCAGTAACTACGACAGGCGCGGCGTGGGAACTAGTTGACAAATCAGACCAAACAACAGAAGACGGTATTGTTTTTGCTGATGCTAGATTACACACAGCGGCCGACAAGGCAGATTCATTGTCAACAGGCGGTGCAGGAACATTCAGCACAATTAAAAGTTTATTGAGCGATGGCTTCCTAGACCCAGATGCTCCTAACCCAGACCTATACCCACAAGGTATAATGCTTTGGAACACAAGAAGATCTGGTTACAATGTTAAAGAATACAAAAACAACTACATCACAACTACGAAATATCCTGGTTCAGGATCAGCAGGCTTAGGTAACATCAGAACATCAAACAATGAATCTGTTGCTACATACTTCCCAGACAGATGGGTGACTAAATCAAGCAACAACGCTGACGGGTCCGGTACATTCGGTAGAAAAGCACAGAGAAAAGTGATTGTTGAACAACTGAAATCAGAGATCGACACCAACCAAGCAATCAGAGAAGACCAAAGAGGCTACAATGTTATTGCCACACCTGGTTATCCAGAGTTGATTTCAAACATGATTAACTTAAACACAGACAGAAACAACACTGCATTTATAGTAGGTGACACCCCAATGAGATTAGAGGGCACATCAACTAAGATACAGGATTGGGCTAACAACTCGGCGGCGGCACTGGACAACGGTGAAGACGGACTTGTAAGTGCAAGTGATTACTTGGGTGTGTTTTATCCATCAGGATCAACAACTGACAACACAGGTAAAACGATTGTCGTTCCACCATCACACATGATGATGAGAACACTGGCAAACAATGATAACATCGCTTTCCCATGGTTCGCACCATCAGGAACAAGAAGAGGTATCGTTGACAACGCAACAGCAGTTGGTTACATTGACACAGCGTCAGGAGAGTTCCAGACAATATCTGTTACGGAGTCAGTGAGAGATTCTATGCATGAAGTTAAAGTAAACCCAATCACGTTCTTCTCAGGAGCAGGTATTGTTAACTTCGGTAACTTAACTAAGACATCAGCAAGTTCGGCGTTAGACAGAATAAACGTTTCTAGACTAGCAGTGTATCTAAGATCACAACTGGATGCCATTGCTAAACCGTTCATATTTGAACCAAATGATGAACTAACAAGGAATGAGATCAAGGGTGCGATCGAGTCTTTCATGTTAGAACTTGTTGGACAAAGAGCGTTATATGATTTCCTAGTAGTATGTGATGACACAAACAACACACCTACAAGGATTGACAGAAACGAATTGTATGTGGATATAGCAATTGAACCAATCAAATCAGTTGAGTTCATTTACATACCATTAAGAATCAAAAACACAGGAGAAATTGCAAAATTAGGGAACTAATTTTCGATAAATAGGAGAAACACATGGCAATATCAACATTATCAAAATTTACAGTACCTTTAGCAAACGATCAGAGTAGTGCATCACAAGGCTTATTAATGCCTAAACTACAATATCGTTTTAGAGCGATCCTGGAGAATTTTGGAGTATCAACACCAAGATCAGAACTTACAAAACAAGTTATGGACATAACAAGACCTAACTTGACTTTTGATCAAGTAACTTTAGATGTATACAACTCAAGAGTATATGTTGCAGGTAAACACACTTGGGAACCAATCACAATCACATTACGTGACGATGTCAACAACTCTGTCACTAAATTGGTTGGTGAACAGATTCAGAAACAGTTTGACTTTTTTGAACAATCAAGTGCGGCATCTGGTATTGACTACAAATTCACAGCAAGAATTGAGATGTTAGACGGCGGTAATGGAGCAACAGCACCAAATGTATTAGAAACATTTGAACTGTATGGTGCATACGTTGAAAACGTGAACTACAATTCGTTAGCGTACAACACGTCAGAACCGGCTACAATCACTTTATCATTGAGATACGACAACGCAATCCAAACACCACAAGGCACAGGAATTGGAACAGCAGTTGCAAGAACTATCGGTACTCTAAGTACTGGTGGTGGACAATAAGTTTTAAGTTAGCAATTATAAAC